GTGTCGCCGCCGTTCCCGCCGTCTCTTCCTCCCGCTATACAATCGATCTCCCCTACAGCGCCCCAGAATTGACATGGCAGTATTCCACGGCGGGAGCTCCGATCACCTCCGCGACAACGACGCAAATTCAAGCGGCCGGCGCGGCGAGCGTGCGGAACTATCTTGCTGGATTGACGATCACCAATACCGGGGCAGCGGGAACTGAGGTTCAAATTCTCGACGGCGCAACCGTCATTTGGGACGGCTATGTTGGCGCGAGTACAACGGCGGCGAGCGTCGTCAATGTAGTTTTTAATGTCCCGATCCGGGGAAGCGCCGCAACGGCAATGTCAATAAAAACGGTGTCAGGAGCGACTATCAGTCTGTATGTGTCGGCACAGGGCTATCAGGCTTTTTGATGACAACCGCGCTCCCCGCTCCAATCTATATGCCTGTCCCGAACCAACATCCGGGACAGCTTGACGCCTATTATTCGATCAACTTTGGGCAGGATCCGACTTTCACGCTCAATACGACAGGGAGCTTTAACGGGTATAATATTAAAGCCCTTACGCTTCACGTTTATAATCCGAGCAATTCCCCCGTCAACGTCGCTATTGGCGGGGGAATTTTGTATGCCCCTCAAAACACAGACAATTATTACGACATAACTGGTGTGCTAAGTATTACCTTCACCTGTCAGCAAGGCGTGCAAATCAGCATTGATTTATTGAACTATAAAATCCCTGCCGGTTCGCAGGCCATTACAAACTTATCTCAATCAAGGGATCAATATTTTAGTCAAGTCATAGGGCTATACCATTTCATAGGCCCTTCGGGAACGACGGGATATAACCAAGTTCAGAGCGTCGTCGATAATGCCATAGGGGGATACGGCATAATAAATGAGACGATGAATACGGGTTATTTCATAACTGATCCCAATTTGTACTTGTTTCCGCCTACATCTTTAAAGATAGCAAATGGGGCCACGGCATACGGCACGTCTAATGCCACTCAAACAATGAGCGTAAATACGACTGTAGAATTCGCCATCAATTATCAGGCGTTTCCATCGCTAGGTTATTATACCATACTTCAAATGGGCGGGACGGAAAGCCTGCTGCAACATAGATACACAGCCAACGGTCTTATATATGTATGGGCGCCATGGGGTGGAGGAAACACGCTATTTAACAGCACGGCGATTTCGAACCCTCAATTAAACACATGGTATTATGTCGCTTTTACTTTCATTGATCTAACTGCCCTCCAATTCATCAACGGAACATTTGTTCAGTCTGCAACTAACTATGCGCAGCCTTCTTTTACAGCACAAAATTTGATCATAGGTGACAGCTTGAATTATTTTGGTACTTTTCATCTGGCGGAACTCCGCATAACAAACGCCCCTAGATATCTGACTAATTATCAAGTACAATCGTATCCGTTCCCAAACAACTTTTAGGGATTTCTCCGCCATGGACTTCAAACCAAACCCGGCAGTGGCCGCTATGTTTAAGATGATGGGGATCGATCCCCAACAAATCGCACAGGAATTGGGTGGGACGGTGATGGCCGTCGATAATCGCGTGAAGGGATTTGAGGCGCGATTGGAGAGGATTGAAAGAATGCTTGAAATCCTCATCATGAATACGAAGGCTAATCCTATCGCTCTTGAAGACGATAGCTTGGTGGAACGCCTGAAATTGGTGGCCCATTATGGCTGACAATACTGTCGTCCCTTCCCACATGGTTCAAGACCCTACCATGTCCGGTCAAGAAGCCGCGCAAATGATGGTGATCCTCAATCAACTCGGTCCCGTTGTCTGTGACGCCGCGCGAAAGCCGATGGATCAAGCCCGTCCCGTTCCCCAGATCGATTACAAGAAGTTCGCCGCGATGCAGGCAGAACAGCTTGCATGGCTGGACCCACGAAAATTTTCCGCCTCGGATATCTCTGAAACTAAAGCTCCTACGCTGGCCGGTGTCGCCATGGACGTTGAGGTTTTGAGCAAGAAAATGGACTTGCTTTTGTCGGGTTTATTGTCGTTCTTCAAAGCAGGAGGTAAGTAAATTATGGCTCAAGATTTCGATGTGAAGGCCGCGCTGGCGGCGATTACCGCTCAAGTTTCGGCATTGGGGAAAGCCGTCGAAGCGCAAGGCGCGGGGCAGGCGACGGTTGAGGAACCGGTCTTGACCGATGCGCGTGACGCCGACATCGTCGCCGTCGAAAATTTCGACGAGGCCGAAGAAGTGTCCGACACCGGCCTCGTTCTGAACGCCATCGTCTCTCGCCTCGAAAAAATCGAAGGCATTTTGACTCGCCATTTGGGCGAAGTGCTCTAAATGCCGGATGATCCGGTAGACGAAAGCGAAGCGGCGGCGGTTCAAGCCGTCGCTTCTATCGCAGATCAAGCCGCTCTTGAAGCGGCTTCCGCCGTTTCCGAGCAAACGGTTGACGCCGTTGAAAATGTGGTCGCTCAAGCCATCGTCACGGAAGCCCTCGCCGAAGGTTCCGTTGCTTTGGCGCATCAAACGGCGGCGGCGGCGGAATTGCAGGCGGCGGAAACGCTCGCCGTGGCGGCGACGGAGATTGAACAATGGCAAGAGCAAGTAAATCAGCGCCTCTCGATGATGGAGGCGAATCAAACGAGCCTGTTATCGCAGCAGCAGGAGATTGGCAGCCTGCTGACATCCCTTCAAACGGCGCTGAAATCGACCTCAGCTCCGTCGCAGCAGGATCAGGCGATGGCAATCCCGGAACCGGACCGACGCTCAACAAAGACGGAACCCCCAGAAAGCGCAGGGGCAGAGCGGCAGGGTCAAAAAATACGGCGTCGAAAAATCTAGACCTTTCCGGCCTGCAAGGAATGCTGATGTTCGCGCATACCATGATCGCCGGTGTGACGCATCAACCGATGTGGAACCTGTCGGAAGAAGAGGCGGAGAAAATCGCCAACGCTTGCGGCAACGTCGCTCGCCATTACGACATCGGGCAGACTCAAAAAAGCATCGACATCGCGGCCCTTGCCGGAACCCTCGGTATGGTTTACGCACCCCGCGTCGGTATGACGATTTTTGGCGCGAAAAAGGCCGAAAGTAGGCAGCAAGAAGCGCCAACCATTTTGCGACCGGGGAACGGGCCTAATGGCTTCACCATATGAGTTTCGGCTTCCCGACGAAAGCAAGCGCGTTACTGTCGTCGGTCGAACCGGCACAGGAAAAACTCACTTCGGCGTTTTTCTTCTGTCGCTGGCGTCTTATACTCAACGCCCCTTTATTATCTTCGATTATAAGGGCGATGAATTAATAGGCGACATCCCCTATATGCAGGAAATCGACTATCGGAAACCGCCGCCGAAAGCGCCAGGGTTGTATGTGGTGCGACCCCATATTCTCCATACGGAAGAGGTTGAAAATTTTCTGTGGAAGATTTGGGAGCGCGAAAATACGGGGATGTTTTTCGATGAAGCGTATATGGTACCGTCGAAAGCCGCTCTTAATGCCATATATACTCAAGGCCGTGCAAAAAAGCTTCCGGCGATTACCCTTTCGCAAAGACCGGTATCCGTTACGCGGTTCGCCTTTACCGAGGCTGATTTCTTTGCGGTTTTTCATCTCAACGATAAGAATGACCGAAAAAGGATCGAAGAATATTCGTCGCTCGATACTTCGGTTCGCCTTCCGAACTACCATGCCAATTGGTACGATGTAGGAAAGGACTTGACTTTCCACTTGTCGCCAGCGCCGGACGCTGATACAATTCTGGACAGATTCGAGACGCGACTTGCCCCTAAGCGGCGGGTCATTTAGTCTACCAATTCCGTTTAATAGGCGGGTCAGATGGCAGAGCGCGAAATGGTCTACATCCCTTGGACGGTGACGAACTGGATCACCGTCGTTTTGATGGCCGCGCTTGGCTATATGCTCTTGGGACTTCTCGCCCAGGGGTATCAGAATTGGAAGCAGAAAAATGCTTGATAAGCTTCCGATCAATACAAACCTCCTCTTCAACCCCCTGAATTGGGTTATCGTCATTCTCATGTTGGGAATGGCGGCGATTGCCGTTTCATTCATCATGGCCGGACTGCAAAGCAGCCAGTCTTAAATTTACAGGAGAATTTTCGATGGCAGCCCAACAGCAACAGTTATCCGCCGCCCAGATGCAGCAGCTTGCCGTTCAAGCGAATATGGCAGCGCGCCAGGCGGTGGTTAAACAAAGCGTGGACATGACGCAGCAGATTTTCACCCAGACTTATACGGGCGGGCCGGGAACGGTGATCAATGTGCCCGTCAGGAATGTGGGCCTGATCAAACGGTTTTGGGTTGAAGTCAATGCCGTCGTCACCGGCACAAGCGCGGGTCCGACGCACACCCTAACGACGCTAGGGCCATCCAATTTCTTCTCCCAATTCGTTTTCACCGATCTAAGCAACCAAACCCGCATCCAAACTCCGGGCTGGCATTTGAGCATGGTCAGTTCGATCAAGCGCCGTCGCCCGTTCGGCGCGGCCATGACGACGGACAGCCCGTTCGGGTTCGGTAATAATTACACGTCGGTCATTTCGGCTCCGGCGACGATCACCACTGTCGTCGCGGCGAATAATGTGTTCGCCATGTTCGAGGTTCCGTTGAGCTATACGGATCACGACTTGCGCGGCGCGATCTACGCGAACGTCGTGAATGCGACCATGCAGTTGCAGATGACAGTCAATCCGAACATGTTCATTGCGAGCGGCGCCGACGCGACGTTGGGAATGTATCAATCGAGTTCAGCGACGCTGGCGACGTGTCCGACTTTCACGGTCACGGTTTTCCAGAATTATCTGGATCAGCTCCCGATCGCGGCCGGACAGAACGGGCAGCCGGGAGGGCCGATTTTGCCGCTTCTCGATTTGTCCACCGTTTACCTACTCAACAATACCGTGGTGTCCGGTCTTGTCGCCAATCAGGATATCCCGATCCCCTACGCAAACTTTCGCGACTTCATGAGCACATATCTCATTTACGATAATGCGGGAACGCTCAATACCGGCGCGGACGTGGCATACTTCGCCATCCAATCGGCGAACTATACGAACATTTTGAAATATGACCCGAATTTGGCGAGCTTGTTGACGCGGCTCATTCTGGAAGACGACGCGCCGAAAGGGTCTTATGTGTTCGATCATAGAAACAAACCGATTTCCACGATTCAATACGGCAATATGCAGCTAGTGGTGAATGCGAAAACGGTCTCGTCCAGTACTTCGTCTTTCCTCATTGGTTACGAGATGCTGGCTCTCCAGAACATGATCACACAGGCCGGTTCGCTGTATGGTACTTAATTTGCTCTCCTGGCGGAGGGTGTTCTACCGGCATGTCGCTTTAGCGCTGTAAGCCCGGTAGTCATTTTTAGAGGGCAGAAAAATGGGCTTGCTTTGGAACCACATCCAGTCATGGGCTTCCGCACCATTCACGTCCAAAATGGACTTGACGCAATGGTTCCTGTTTGTCGGACTCCTGATTGTGCTCGTCGTTCTATGGACGCGCATCCTGGCCCATATCCCCATGGAGGATTGAATGCAGACGCATCATTACGTTATGGCCGTGCTCGTCTTGGCGCTGGGATACATCCTAGGCGTCAAGTTTCCACAGTATGGCGCGAAAGTCGGGCTTTCGTAAATGAGCCAATCGACGCTCATTTTCGCGGGGTTGCTCCTAGCGTTCATCGTCTATATCACGATGAAAGGCGAGTTGAAAAACTACCTCGCTTTATTGGGGCTTTGAATGCCCTTCGCTCTACTCATGATAGGAATACTCGCTGTAGTGGTGGGTATCCGCGACACGCAGAAAGAATTCGGCCAGCAGCTAGTGAGCGATTTTACCGGATCGGGGAATTTCATCTATTGGGTGATCTCGATTTTCGCCATCGGGTTTTTGGGATATATCCCGGAGCTTCAGAAATTTAGCAGGGCGTTTCTTAGCTTGGTTATTCTCTCGCTCCTGTTGAGCAATAAAGGCTTCTTTGCTCAGTTCAACAGTCAAATTCAGAGCGGCACAGCGCAAGCGGCGGAAACACCTAATCCACAGGTGGCGGCGGAAAGCGAGACTAATCAGCAAATCTTCGCCGGGACGACGCTAGTCAATAGCGGAAGCGGGTTTCCCGATCCCATAGGCAGTTTCGGCGGGTCTTCTGGGAGCGATACGGTAAGTAGCCTCTTCGGTTCAGGCGGTTCTTCGGGAAGCGATAGCAGTGTGTCTCAATTAGAGAGCTATGGAATCGCAGCAGTGTTCGCGTGAGGGTAAAATGGATAGCACGACGACAGCCGTCATTTCCGTCTTCACAGCCATCATCGGCGTCGCTATCGTCGCTGTGATCCTGTCGCCAAAAGCTTCCACGTCTTCCGTGTTGAGCGCAGCGACGAGCGGATTCGCTCAAGATTTGCAGGTGGCGGTTTCCCCGATCACCGGAGGAAGCTTTACAAGCAACATCCTCAATGGCACCAACACAATGAGCAATAGTACGCTGAATAATTTCGGCATATAGGAGACGAGCACATGAATAACATGACCGAGGCTTTAGTCACTATCGCGACAGCGATTGTTGGGCTGGCCATTATTTCCGTGCTTGTTTCGAAGAACGCGAATACGGCGGCGGTTTTGCAGACTGCTACGAGCGGGTTCAATAACGCGCTTGGAGTGGCGGAAGCCCCTATCACCGGCGCGTCCTATAGCCCGAATTTGTCCTATCCCGGCGGCATGTTCTCCGCTACCTCGCTGAATGGGTGATCGATATGGGGTTGTTTTCTAGCAAGCAGCCTCTTTCGCCCTCAACGCCGCTATTCCCGCCGCGTTGGCAGCCTTTCAGCGCGCACACTTTTGAGCGGAAAGCGCTTCCCGATCCGGGGGCACAGAATTACGCCTATGAGAATTTGGGGCTGTTCGAACAGACCTTTATCGGCCCCGCTGTTGCTAATCGCGGGGCCATTTTGCCGTTGCAGCCCCCACAGGTCTATCAGTATTTCGTTCAAACCATGGGCGGCGTCGGTGGGTTGTCGGCGGGGCAGATGATTTTCCAGCCTCTTCTCAATCCGTATTCTCCTAGCTCTCCTATGGAAGGGGATCAATAATGGAGAAAATTCTGGACTTCGTGAAAGCACATCCGTATGGCGTGGCAGCTGGCGTATTCGTCGGGGGCCTCGTGCTGATTTTGATGTTCCGGGGAAGCGGGTCTAGTTCGGCGGCGTCGAGTTCCGATAGTTCAGCAAACGATGCGGCGTATTATCAGGCTCAAGCGGCGGCCGTTCAGAGCGGTAATGCTTTGCAGGCGTCCCAAATTGAGGCCCAAACGCAGGGGCAGGCGATCGCCGATCAGTTGACGGCCCAGCAGACGAGTGACGCGGCCCAGGTACAGCTAGCGGGATTGCAGGCCCAAACGGATCAATTAAACATTACAGATGCCGCCGCCGTGCAAATGGCGTCGATTACAGCGGGCGCGACAACGCAGCAGCAAGCGAATACGCTGTCGGCGCAGGTGTCTAATAACACGATCACAGCGAACTTGACGGAAAACACCAATGCGACCAATGAAGCGATCGCGGCGTTGAATGCCCAGAGCACGTTGAGCTTGGCTGCGATTGGTGCGCTGACGAATCCGACCGGTTACACGGTTAACGGCGGATCAGTCTCTAGCTCAACGCCGACCGGGAGCAGCGCCGGAGGGACCGGAGGTACGACCGGCACGAATACGACGACGACGACAGGGCCGTCTATTTCAAATACGACTTCGGACAGCGTGACCCAGCAGATCCAGCAAGATTATGCTACATACTTGGGTAGGCAGCCGTCAGCTTCGGAACTGGCCTATTATACCAACGCGGTGGCAAGCGGTAATACGGCTCTCCCGATCAACAGCGGGACAGATGTGGCGGCGGCTTTAGCCCCATATTTTGAGAATAGTCCAGAAGGCAAAGCCTATGCGGCGACGGGCGGAGGACATGCTTGATGGATAGCTTTTTCAAGGCCCCGATTAATATCTTCATTTTCTTGGGGATTGTCGGATTGCTGATTTTCACCGGTAAGCAGAACGGGAACGCGGCTTCACCGGGTTCTGTCTCGACGGGATTTCCAGGGTGGGGGGCTTTCATGTCAAACATCATGGGCGGATCGTCATGGAGCGGAACGCCATGGTATCTTAGGTATAATACGCCGGATGCCTCCGCTTTCAATCCCGCGCCAATGCCCGATTTGACGAATAATCTTTTGGGCTATTCGGCGTATGATAGCTACGGGAATACGCAAAACGCTAATTCGAGGTTCTGACATGGCGAAATATGGGCTGCATCCTCCCCACCCTGGATTGAGTAAGGTTTATCCGGCGAGCGCGGGGAACCCGAGGTCGGCAGGGCTTCCGCCGCCGACCGTTCCGATTGTGCCCAAATTCAATGACTTAAAAGCAGGGTCGCCGATAATGCAATCGGTTTACGCGCTGTTCAATGCGCCGCGCGGAAAAGCGCCTAAGTAAAATGGCGATTAGCGGGACGTTCGAACCAACCATGTCCCTGTATGGGGCCGGAGCCGTTGGATCGACGCCGTCGAATAATGGGACTTATGTTGGGTTGGCGCAGGAACAAGGGCTGTTGCCTGCGCCGACACAGGGGCAGGATAGCGCGGATTATTACAACTCGCTCAATCC